GTAGAAAAATGAAGGCTTTAAGAAATAAACCTAAAAGTAAAAAATCTACACGTAAAGGTGCAGTAAGAAAAACAGCTAGACGTGCATATACAGGTCTTAAACGCAAAACTAATAAAGTAAAGCGTAAAACAAGTAGTGTGAAAGGCTTAAAATCTCTTACAGGTTCTAGTACACTTAAAAAAGTAGCATTAGGCGTAGGGGGTGCAGCTATAGCATCAGCAGTAATTGGTATGGTTATGCCGAATTCACAATTCGGAAAATATGCAGCTCCAGCAGGAGCTTATTTAATGGGAGGTATAGAAGGCATTATTGGCTCAATGGCACTATCAATGTTTTCAAGACCAACAGGGGGAAACGCTAATGTAGCCCCAGCACTGGAGGTCTTATAGATATGGCAGTTCCAATTATGAGACAATATACAAGAATAGCACCTTTAGCAATTAACACGTTTTTGTTAGCAACAGATGATGTAACAGGTTTATCAGTACAACAATTAAATAAAGATAATTCAATTATAGATTTCGTCAATGCAGTTCAACCATTAACAACGGTTCAATTTCAAACAAGACTTTTCGTTAATAATTTAGAAGCAGGTCCTACATTTTTCTCTGCAAACTCTAATCCAGGTAGTGCAGGTCGTACAGTTCCAGGCCCTCTCAATATTGCCGTAGGTGGTGCATCAGGTGGAAAACAATTATCTTACTCATCAGGTCAAACTATACTTGGTGGAGGTTTACAAGCTTATCAATTCATTGTAAAATATGCAAATATGTTCTAGGGGTTTTTAAAAAATGCCTACAGTTATTCAAGGTTTTGAAATCTTAACAAAACCAGCAGATACTCAAATCGAATCATTTCCTATTTTAATTTCCGTTCCAGCTGCCGCACCAGGTAATCTTAGAATTGTAACATTCCCAACAGAGTTTAATGCAGTAGCTATAAGTTTACAAATTGAGAATCAAGATGCAGCCAATGCAGCTAGCTATAGATTAAATTCGTCTGTCGGTCCAATGGTTAATTTACCAGCATCAAACTTTCGTTCATTTTCAAATATGAATATTGTATCTGTAACGATTCAACCAGGGGCTGCAGGTCCTACAATTATCTCGGGTCAGATGGCAGCTATGCCAAAATCAAAACCATTGAGAGGCCTCTAATTTGTCGTTTGGTGGTGGCGGTTCTAGTGCAATAACAGCACATGTTCATTCCACAAAAAATGGTGAGGGGGGGTCTTTATCATTTACCGATACATTGTTAGGTGGGTCTAATCTTTATAGTAGGATTTTAATTGGTGGTTGATGATGACTAAAATTAGAAGTAAATGCGGAATTAAAGAGGAACAAAAAGGAAGTAAAATAAAAGGTATGGATAAAGATACAAAAAAAGAAAGAAATTATACCTTTGTAAAAGAAATAGTAAAAATAGATGATGCAGGGAATATTATAGGAGTTGTTAAACTTTGGCGATAGGTGATGTAGTTGCAGACATATCTGCAGATAATACAATTATGACTTTTCAACCAGCTGCAGGTGTAGAGTGCATGTTAACTAGTGTACAAACTGGTTTTGGTTGGAAGTTTTCCGATGGCGTGGTTACCAGTTCTGATTTTGGATTAAATGGTTTACAAAAAATATTTATAAAAAATGATTTCTATCTAATCATAGCTGCAGGTGGTGCAGGTAAATTTAGTTTTTACACAGGAATACAAATTAAATAAAAAAAGGTATGGATAGTATGTCTTTCTACATACTATAGATATTATTGATGGGTCCAAAGTATTTGACAAAAACAGCATTTTGCAAAACCGTTTACATCACAACAACTAATCAAAAATAAATGTTTTCTTGAATAGTTTTTACTAGTTTTTCGGCATCTATCTTTAAGCCTTTTTTGTATTATAGCTTCTCTCTTTTTTTTTTCTATTCCGTAAGTAATGTATAAGCTATGTGCTCTTACGAAATCTCTACAAAGGCTAGTATCAATCCCTATCGTCATGGTTCCCAATCCAATAATATTTTGCAATTGGAACATCTTGTGTCACTTACTTTTATTTCAGTTTCACATTCAGGACATGAAAAATTGTATTTCATGCTTCAATTACTTCCTTGCACTTTGGACAGCAATCAAAAATATCTAATCTTTTTGACAAAATTATTCCACATTTACCACAGAAATTTTTTTCCATTGTATAGGTAGTTGTTCTAATTCTTGCCAATTTCCAAACCGTACATATCTATGAGTTTTTTGATTGTGTCTTTTGTCTCCAGGTCATTACTAACAATATCAAAACAAGCTTTGCAGTATTGTATGGACCCTAATACTAGTGTGAAATCATTGCGTGAACACCTGGAACAAATTCTTTGTTCAAAAGTCATTGTTATTGTTTAAAGTATCTTTTTGTTAAACCTTGTGGTCGATTTTGTATTTTTTTTCATTACATTCAAATACATCACTATCATTTACATGATAACAGTCGGACTCGTATGTCCTCCTGTAGTCGATTTTGTATTTTTTTTCATTGTTTTTAATGTCCACACACAAAAACAGGCACGTAGAAAGTACAGTGGAAATAAAGGTGTCTGGGGGGTCTTTAGGAGCTATAGAAGGAAATATTAAGTAAAAGTGTAGTAGATATAGTGTGATTGAGCAGCTCTTACCCTTTATTATCATGGGTGGTATTGTATTTAGTGGCTTGTGTGCCGTTGTTGTTACTCGGAACATCACACGCAACGCACCAATATCTAATAAGATTAAAAGACAATATGATTTGTATATTTCCGACTTGGAAGCAACCAATAAACGCTTAACAGGTAGAGTAAACCAGGCTAAGAAAACGATATCCGTATCTGCAGATGAAGCGGCGGACCCTTTTTCAGCAATTGGAAGCATTATAGACCAAATAGCTCCACAGCTTCCAGCATCAATAAGACCACTTTTAAAGAACAAAAGCGCAATAGAATTCATTACAAATTATGTTAAGTCGAACCCAGATTCAATTAAATCAATTGTGGAAAAATTCACCAGCAAACAAGGGAACAATGCTCAACCCCAGAAAACAGCTGACCAATCAACCCTGTAAGACATGCGAAGATACTCTAACAAAAATACCATGCGGCCAGGTCCTAACTAATGATGTCGGAGCTAGCGGTATTGAAAAGTTTATGCTACATGATTGCCCTACGTGTAAGGGGCAAAAATTTATTTACTCAAAGGATTAATTAGAGTAATGGTTGTTGGTATACTTAAAAAAATTGTTCCAATCGCAATTGCAGGTTTAGCAATATTTGCTTTAGCTAATATAGTAGCACGACCACAAATGGCTCAAGCATCTGCAGGGGCATTAGGTTCCACTTTGGGAGCTTTTGGTACAGGTTTAGGCTCTATCGGTACAGGTGTACAATCATTATTAACTGGAATTGGCTCAGGTTCTGCCAAATTATTAGACCCATTATTTTCGTTAAAAACTTTAATTTATGGAGATTCCGCAAATTTAGTATTACAAGAACAAGCTGCAACAGCAACAAACACAAGTATGGTAGACCCTGTAGTTAATACGGCATCAGACCAGCCAGGTGTTACACCTTCAGCTCCAGCCAGTGCAGCTATTGTATTTCCAGACAATACCGTAGCTGAACAGGGGGGGGTTAATGAAACAAATCCGTATGGCAATTACGCAAATCCTAATTATCCCACAGCATCCAATAATTGGGGTAGAGATTTTTAGATGGCTAAAATGAAAAAAGGTTCTGCAGCTGCTAAAGCATGGGGTAGAAAAATGAAGGCTTTAAGAAATAAACCTAAAAGTAAAAAATCTACACGTAAAGGTGCAGTAAGAAAAACAGCTAGACGTGCATATACAGGTCTTAAACGCAAAACTAATA